GTCTGCCCGACGAACGACCCCCAGCGGTGGGGGGCCATCGGTTGACGGTATTTCGCAATCGAAATACCGTCGCGGCTGGAGTATTTCGCAACCGCAATACGGAGCCGGCCGGGGCCGTCGGCCAGTATTTCGCAACCGCAATACGGCCGCGGCGGGAGTATTTCGGAGCCGCAATACGGGGCCGACGCGCGACCGTTTTTCTCATTCTGCCAAGTGTCCAAACACAATATATTGCTCCGCAACGCTTGCAGCAGCACAAAATATTGTGTTTCTCTACTTTTCTCTTGCGGCGGCCGATGCTATAGCGTATACTTGTGTCGTCGCGGCGGAACCCGCGGCCGGCTCTCAACTCGAAAGGTACGGAAAAATGGACCCCAACACTACATACGAAAACTTGCTTCACGGTATCGCGGTCGATGATACGGAGGCCGTGTCGGAAGCCGCGGAAAACTTGTCGGCGTGGATCGACCGCGGCGGCTTTCTCCCCGATGAACTGGAGTCTATCGCGGTTCATCTTTTCAGTCTGGCGAGAGACTACGGAAGCGAAGCCGACGGCATCGACTTCCGATTCTATCTTTTGGAGTCTGGCGACTTGCGGCCGGCTTTTGGTGATGCTTCATACGATCCAGACCATAGGGGCTATTGCGGGGCCGGCTCCGTTGCTGCCGATTCAACGCTCGACGATTGCAGGAAAGCCGTAGCGGCTTGCTTGAATGATGCCGTCGAGTTCTATTTTTGCGGACGATAGCAGACGGGCCAACACAACCGGAAGCCGCGGCCGGTTCAACTCTCGCGGCTTTTTGCTTCAACTCGAAAGGTACGAAAATGATGGCAACGACAGTAGAAAAGCAAGTATTGTGCGATATGCTCCGCAAGTTTATTGCGCAGCGTAGCGGTATGGACTACCGGAACTATGGAAGCCGTGAAAGTTTTATGGAGGACTACCGGCCGATACTTCAACACGGCCGCGACGCGCGGCGGTTGCTGGAGTATGTCGAAAAACGCGACGGCATAACGGCCGACGACATTATCAGGGCTACCAGCGGGAATGGTCGGCTGGAGTTTTGCAAACTTGGCGACGGCTTGCGGCTTGACTATTGCACGGGCCAGTATTTTCCGACGGAATACCGGGCCGCGGCGTGCTCGATGCTTGCTGGCCTAGTCTGGCGATACCTGGTAGACGGATATTCCGACTTGCCGAATACGGGGGAGCAAGCCGCCGCAATTCGGCAACGTGCGCGGCGGCTGTTTGGTCGCGGCGTGGCTTCCCGCTGGTTTGCATAGGCAACGCGGCAACACAACCGGAAGCCGCGGCCGGTTCAATCCCGCGGGTTTTGCTTCAACTTGAAAGGTACGAATGATGGACGGTTCAACTTTTGCGGCTGGCACATTTTGCGAACAATGCGGAGCGGCTTGTGTTTCCGGCGGTTTCGCCGCGGGGTACGCCGTAACGAATGACAACCGCCGCATATGCTACGGTTGCGCAAACGAACGGGAGAAAGCCACCTTTGCAAAGTCGGGAGTTTACTTCGCATATATGTCGGCTCCCGGTTCAACTCTTGAAAGGTAGAAAAATGACAACCGCGGAATACAAAAGCCGCGCGGCCGAAGCCGGCCTAGACTGGCCGGCCGTGCGGGCGATATATGACGACGTGCGCGCACAAGAGAAAGCCGCGATTGAGCGAACGATTGAGAGCCGCCGTGTAGCCCTGCAAGCCTTAGGTTTCGGCAACGGCGGTCAGTTCCGGCTTGCGAAAGGTCTAGGCCGCGGAGCTGACGCCGACTCAATACGGCATTTTGATTGCGTTGCACGGGAACTATCGGCAACCGAAATACCGGAACTAGGCGCCGACGATCCATCGGCAGCACTGTGGGAACTGGTAACGGCTCCGGCTCCCGTTATGCCGACGCAAGCCGAAACAATGGAAAAGGCTATCGGAATTGCAATCGAGCAAGCCCCGCCGGCCCCGGTATCGCCCGACGACTTGCTGCCCCTGCCGCTTGCTGCAAGCCAGGCAGACATAACGGAGCAATGGCTGCGGATTCTCGTAAAGTCTGGGAAAGTTCGTGGCTTTCAAGTCGGCCGGTTTTGGCTGGTCGACCGCCGGAGTATTGCAAATTTTCAACGGCACCCTACGGCCGGCCGGCCGCGGCTGGAGCCGGTGCCGTTCTAAAACAGACTCGACAACACAACACGAACGGAGAGCCGTACCCCAGTTCGTGGAAACCTATATCCCGTGCGGCGAAACGATAGAGGAAAAATTGAAATGAGTATGGCATACATTCAGGCGAGGAGAGGGCGGGACGGCGGCTGGCGGCTCTTTTACCGTGGGACAGAAAATGAGGTCTACGCCGGCCGTGTTTTTGCGGACTGCGCATCGGCACGCAAGTATGCGGCGGCAAAAATTGCCGCCGCCACTCAAGAGTTTCGGGAAGCCCGTGGAAGAGTCACAGAAACGCTTTCGCTTGACTCTGGCCGATAGGGTAAATAGACTACGCGACACGACTATGGCAGGGGCCGCGGTGGCCCCGAACGTGGAAACGATAGAAACCCCCGAGAGAGGAAACGAGACGATGAAAACTCTGAACGCGACGATTCTGTGGCTCGAACTACGAGACGTGCCGGTGTGGTCGACACTGGCCCGGCACTGGCGGTTCACGATCCCCGCGATCGTCGCCGTGGCGAACGGGTGTCGGCGGGTAGGGTTGCGGCGGGCCGCGTGGCAGGTTGCCGCGCTGGCCTGGAACGTGTGGGACAACGTGGAAGACTCGACGCCGGCATACCACGAGACATTCCGGCTCATGCCCTGGAGCGGCGGATGCGACTGCGCCTGGCAGGTTGCGGCCGGCGTGCCGGAGGAAACCGTAGGCCGGCACCTGCCGGTCTACTACCAGTTCGATGAATGACCCCCGCCCCGGCGCGTTGCCGGAGCGGCGAAACCTTGAGACGATATCACAACCAACCCCCGAGCGGGGGACCCAAACGAGAGGAACGAACGATGCTTACCGAGGAACAGATGATCCGGCTTGATGGCACCGGCTACGCGAACGGCGACACGTTCAGCGGCGAGGCCGAGGTTCGGAAATATTTCACGGTGGAGAACATGATCCATATGTTCGGCAAACCTGACGATCCTATGACGCCGGAGGTGATCGCGGAATGGCAGGAGGAACTCAATCAGATGGCCGACGCAGTCATCGAAAACGGATGGCACATGGAAGGCCGATGACGACCCGCCCCTGACCCCCGGCCGGCGAAAACGGCGCGGGGCGATGGGGCGGGCCGCGGTGGCCCCCGGAACGTGGAAACAAGAAACCCTAGAGCGAGAGGAAATGACGATGAATACAAAAAAGCACACCCCCGGCCCATGGCGTTGGGCATATCGGCAAATCGACCACGGCGGTGGGGTAGTAAAAACAGCCGCCGTCATGCTTGAGACGCAAGGCTGCGGCGGCGACGAGAGCTACCCGCACTCAACAATCATGGCCGTGCGGGACGATTGGCTCGGCTGGATGAACAACGACGTCTCCGCTGGCGATCGTGCCGTTATAGCCGCTGCGCCAGAACTCCTTGACGCGCTGCGCGCTTGTGCCGACACGCTGCGGATGCAGAAGATTTACCACAAAGGGAAATCCCCATGGTGCCAGCGTGACGATGATGCACTCGCCGCCGCCGAGTCTGCAATAGAAAAGACGATGAAATAAGATACGAAACCATCGCCCCGGCGGCCCGCCGCCACCCCGGAGCGTCGAAACCCAGTGCGGCGAAATGAGAGGAATCTATGAACCGACTGAATCCCTACGAATCCGGCTGGCTCTCGATGCTGGTCGCCCGCGGCCTGGCGACGGAGGCCGAGGCCCGCGAGGCCCAGCACCGCGTGGCCCGAGCCGCCATCGACGAGATGGAGGCCCGGAGAGCGGCGAAACGAGCACTGAAAAGGCGGCTCAAGAAACGCCGCCCACACGACGATTGACTACTGGCCGATACTTCCCATAGGCTTCACGCCGGCACAAGGAACCCCGAGCATGGAAACGCGAGAAGAGCAGGAATACCGATTGTCGCCGCGAGTGACACTGCGGCCTGGCGACACGATCGCCGTGAGCCGCGGGCCGTACTGGCGGGCTGCCGGTGGCGAGAAGCTGCCGATGGCGGCGAGGGGGAAGTTTCGCTTCCTCCACGCTCTCCGCCGGGGGCGGCTCGTGTTGCTCGTGGCGGTCGGAAAGCAAGGCGTCGCCATCCTTCACGTTGAGGGGCGGCGGCGGAATCGAATGATGCCCGAGATGGTTTGCCGTCCATATCGGGTACGGAGAGTCGGCGGCGTTCGCCGGCCCCGCATGAAGAAACGGCAGGAGGTCTGAGCGATGGAAGACGGAATGACGATATACCTGGGCGCGGCATACTTCGCCTATTCGGGCGGGGAGCCGACGTACCATATCCAGCAGGTGAAGCGGTTCATCGGGCCGAGCGGGGCCGTTTTATACGAGCGAGAGGACGGCAGCCGCGACCGGCAGTATGGGTACACCCACGAGTTCCCAACGCTCGCCGAGGCCGAGGCGTGGTGTGCCGACAAGTTGGAGAGGCTCATCGCCCCGACCGTGGAAACGATTCGCGTGCTGCGGGAGCAGGCTGCGGCCCGCGTTGCCGCGGAGGAGGTTGCGACTGTATGAACGCCATAGCCCGCGATACCTGGCGGGCGGTTCTGGTCGTCGTCGTCGCGGTCGTGCTGCGGGAGGTTTTCTCGCAGCCGCCGCGGCAGACGGCACCGCCCCCGCAGCCAGCCGTATATTATCAGCCCCCCGTGAGTGGAAACTTTTACCAGCCGCAGCCGCCGCCCCCCGTGCAGATAAACGAGCCAGAGCGGCCACTTCGACGAGTCGGCGGTGCCTTTGTAGACTTGGCCGATGCTCTCATAGGAATCGTGCGACGATGAAAATAGAAACAGACGATTACATCAAAGTCGGTGCAGTTGCCGCGGAGGCAGGATTCAGCCCCTCGACGGCCTACAGAATCGCCAGACGGCTTGGCCTGGCTGTCGAGGTGTTCGGAGTCCTCGTCATGCACAAGGCCGGCATCGAGTCTCTGAAGGCCGCCTTCAACGGGGCGGCCGGGAACCCCGACTGGGTAAAGGACGGCGAGAAAGCAGCCGACGCGGCCATCAAGGCAGTCGAAAGCCGGATGGCTCGAATCGAGCGGGAGGGTCTGACGAAACAGGAGGTCTTCCGCAACAAGATGCTCGCCGAGCACGGCAGGGCGTCGGGGGGCCGTCCGGCGAAAACTGTCGTCCGAACCCGAGCGGCGAAACGCGACGCCTAGCGGCTTTCCAGAGCCGTCTTCCTGCTATGGCACTCGTGATGAAGCAGTTGGAGGTTTTCGAGGCGGTCGGTGCCACCTTGGGCCTTCGGCACGATATGGTCGATATGAGCCTGTCCCGTCACGATCCGCCCACACGCTCGACAGATACCCCCGTCCCTAGCAATGACTTGCTTCCTGAGCCGCCTCCACGCGGCGGAGCAGTAGCCCCTGGCCGCGGCGGTCGGGCGGTTCTCTGGCGGCCTGACTTGTGCTCGTGGCCTAAACGTCGGGATTCTGCGCGGCATTAGCCCACCCTGCCATGAGAACACGGTGAGAGCCACGCTCCCACCACCACTCCAAGACGAGGCGAACGAGATAATTCGCCAGCACGCTGATCAAGAAGCTAGCGAGCACGCCGGAGTAGCGTTCGCGGATTCGGACAGCCACCCGTGCGTGGACAACATCGGGAATGTGCTCGATCGGGCAGTCGGTGGGCCATTCCTCGACGATGACCTCGACGAGGCGATCCCGCATCCCCCCGTGGAGCGAAAAACGGAGGCCGGCGCGTCTCGCGACGAATGACTTCAGCGGACGATATTTCGCGTCGGCCACTGACACGTTCCGTTCGGGCATGGCGAGACGCTCGCTTTCGTGACGGGGGCGGCGGCCGGGGGCGGCGAGACGGGGGCGGATTTCGTTGCCTTCCCAGTTCCATCGCAGACGGGGCACTCGACGCTCACTCTGCCGTCCGACACGCGGCCGACTCCATTGCAATTGGAGCACTTGTCGCCCGGCGTCGGGGCTGGCGTCGGGCCGGCTTCGGCCGACATCAGCGCATATGCCCCGGCAGCCGCAATCATCGGCTGGAGGTCTTGTCGCTGCGTGACCTGAACGCACGACATCGGTGCCACGAGCGCGGCCAGCATGATTGTTGATCCGATACTGTCGACGATCGCTTTCATATGCGTCCCTTCGCCCCGTAGTCGGGAAGTCTTCTCGCCGGCCAGCCAGCAACACTCGACAGGGCAATGCACGAGCACTTGTCGATGGTCGAGGCCAACGCCCAGAAGGCACCGTGCGGGATATCAATGTTCGTGCCCATCACCCGCCGCGGGCCTTTGTTCCAGATCGACCAGGAGTTTTGCCAGCCGACCAGAGCCTGGCCGTACTTGCGGATCGTCTCCGGTCGGTCGTCATACGAGTGGAAGAGTTGGGCATGATGCCACACCCCGACCTGGCGGCTCACGCCGTCTTCGTTTCGCGTTCGCTCGAATCCCAGAGCACTACAGTTGAAAACGGCATAGCCAGCGGCGAGGAAGTCTCTCACCTGCTCGCGGCCTTTCACGACCGTGGCGGTGCGTGCGATGTATTGCTTCGACTCGTCGAGCCACTTCTGCGAAGGAGGCTTCGACCCGCCGAGGCGGATCGTGCGTTCGGTGTATCGGGTCAGGTCGATGCCAAGCTCTGGGTATGGCTTGCGAACCAAAAATCCTTGATTGGTCGCAACTTGGGCAGACTTCGAGCACACCCATCCGTCGGAATCGTACCCCCTCCAAGCCCAAAGGCTTTCGGGGGCCACGACGCCTTGCGTGATCCCTTCGGCGGGCAACTCCGGCGGCCCTTCAATGACACCAGTCACCTCGTCGGGCTTGCCGTCATGGATTTCGCAGGCCATCGTCGTGAGCAGGCAGTTCGCCGTGGCTCTGGCGACGCAGTCTCCGGTCAACTGGGTCGGGCCGGGGAACGCGCCTGGGAACACCTTCTCGACCAGCGGGAAGAGCAGCGTGAGCTTGCCGGCCCCGCGGCCCTCGAACTCCCACTCATACGCCACTGTTCCGCCGTCCGGGTTTCCGCCATGACGAATGATCGAGTCGACGAACTCCTCGTCGGCGCGCAAATCCTGGCGGCACCCCATGAGGCCGCTGGAATACGCCTCTACGGGGTTGAAGCTACTCATCCCGGTGAATCCCAAACGTCCACGAGAGCACCCCGCACGCGGCAACCAGTTTCGTGCGGAGGTCGGCGTCCACCGGCTTCACTTCGGCCCCGACTGCGGAGAAAAAGACGCCGTCGATCGCCTCGCCCAAGCCGGGGTACTTCCCGACGTTCGCCCGGTCGATCGCCAGCCGAAGGGTGCCACTATGGAAATTCACGAACTTCGCTGTGTCGGTGAGCACCGGCTGATCGTAGGTGCCGTCACGCAGCAGGACGAACGCCATCGAGTCGTAGAGGTTTTCGAGGTACGCCCTGTCCTTCGGCAGCATCGTCGCGACGACCGGCCGGAGGTCTTTCGCCCACACGAGCAACTCCTTCGGCGGCCCCTCGCCGTTGATGACCGTCCCCGTCGGGGGCCACGGCACCTTCAGTTCGGCACCCTTCCACGCGAACAGCAGAAGAACCGCCACGGCGATGTACCTCAGCGTCGGGGTCACTTGTCACTCCCATCGACGAGGGCGAGCGTCAGGGCGTCAATCGCCTGACGTTGGGAGTCTTCGAGGTGGCCGGTCGCCACGATCCTCGTCCGCACCAGGCTCAACGCCTCGATCGCGGACTTGAATGAAGGCACCGGCGAAGCGGGCGATGAGGGAGTCGGCGACGGCCACGAAAAGCCGGCGAGCACTTCGCGAATCTTTGGCGAAGCGGCGATGATGATCGCCAAGACGACCGCCGCGTACTGAATCCATACGCTCATTCCTCGACCCCCGTGATCTTGTCCGCAGCCCACTTGAAGAACGCCGCGCCTTCGGGGGTCTTTAGCACGGCCTCCAGATGAAACAGAGCCTCGTCATCAAGGGCGGTCTGGCTCTTCCCAGCGGCCCACTGAAGTGCCTTCACGATGGCGAGCGCCTGGTCGTGCGGAGTCGCCGCCGATGTCACCGCCTGGAGCCTGCCAAGAAGTGGTGCCCACTCGGCGAGCAACTTCAACTTCTCAAGGAGCGGGAACCCCGCGCCGTAGACTTCTTCATCCGTCACGCTGCACCTCCTTGTGCTTTTTCCCGTAGAAGAACCGCAAATAGGCTTCGCTTTCAAACCTGTTTCCGCTTGTCCGGTTGCCCCAGTGGCTTGGCGGCGGCTCAGGCACCTTATTGAACAATGGCGGCGTGTCGTCGCCTCCGCGAGCGGGCAGTTCGGCCTCGTCGATTCGATCATCACTTGCCATCGCTATCGCTATCGCTATCGCCGTACACGCTGAATTGCATCATGTCGAAGCAGTCATCGAACATGGCCCGTGCGATCTCACTGGCCTCCGTTCTTGACATCTTCCCGTCAAACGTCCAAAGCTCGGCCTCGACGAGCGTCTCGCCTTTTTTGAGCACTAGCCGCGCCTCTTTCTGCGCGACGATAAGACGTACTTCCGCCAGCATAGTTGTCTCGTCGTGTGCTCTTTCCATTCTAGTCGATGGGCCTGCCGCCCAGGCGTGATTCACGCTCGGCCTGCGTCCACCCCGCGCGAAAACTCGCACACTGCAAACGAATCTCGTCATGAGACGGCAAATACTGCTCAGGCTCCGGTCGCTCCCCCAGCCCCAGCGAGTCGGCGAACGCTCGCACCTCGGCGGCGCTCATCCCCGTCTCATCGCAAAGTTCGTCGAGGGTGCAGTCCGATGCCCAGAGGCGTCGAAACTGTCGCTTCCTGTTCGCGGCGGCCTTGCCTTCGGGGGTGAGCTTTTTCCCGTCAGGCATCCTCGCTCCCGTCGAGCCAGACCGCGATGTAGCGGCAGCCGGGGTTCAAGAACAACTGCCAGCCGGCCTCGTGCATCCGCCGATGGTGAGGGACGTGTTCACAGTCTTCGCCGGAATATCCGCCGGCCAGGAACGCCCGTGTGTAGTAGACGCACAAGCCCCCAAACGCCGAGTTCATCGGGATCGGCTTCGACCCCACGGGGGGCAGAAGCATCGAAAACCAGCCCATACCGACCTTCTCGCGACGATCTTCCCACCAGTTGAGCCGCGCCGCCCACGCATCGTAGTGGGCCACGCGAGGCGTTCCTTTGTCGTTCACCATCCAGAGGCTATAGCTCGCCATCCCGCCGGCCGAGAGGCCGCTGCACGCCATCGAGGCGTTCGCCAGGCACCCGATCGAGTTGAAGACGCCGTCGACATCGAAGCCACCGTGGGGATCAAGGTCGAGCACGATCGTCCACGTCGTGTCGCTGGCGTGATTCCTCACCCACTCCAGGCAGATGTTCCTCGCCCGCGCCAGCCGCTCAGTCCGAGACTGCTCGAACCCGCGAGTGTCTTCGACGCCCAGAAAATCATGCTGCACCGAGAGCCACGGATTTCGCTGGGCGAAGGCGTCGAGCACCTGCGGAGTCGGGTCGGTCGAATCGTTTTCGTAGATGAAGCCTTTAAAGCTGCGAAACGCTGGGGCCACCTGCTCGACGAGGGCGAGGGTGTTCACCAGATGGGAGCAGGCGTTGCGGGCGATGCCGACGACGCAGGCGTCGAGTTCCTTCGCTGTCTCCCGGCCGATCCGAACCATCGAACTGTACCGTTCTTGGTACATCGGATCGACGGGCCAGGCGTGGTTGATGTCGAGCATCATGTGCCCTCCGAGAAAACCCAGAAGTGCCGCGGGTGTGCAAGTGGCTCCGGGTGTTTCATGATCCGAATGTCATCGCGGCAAAGCCGGCGAAGCTGCTGCCCGACGGCCTCGGCCGTGTCATGCACCTCGATGAGAAACTTCGTCGACCGGAACCACTCCGGCGTCGCTCCGGCCAGCACGAGAGCCTCGGCCCCCTCCACGTCGATCTTGACGAAGTCGATCGCCGTCGAACCGCCGCGGTCGCCGCAGATGAATCGCAAGAAATCGAGCGGCAGCGTCGTGATTCCGATCGTCTCGGCCACCGGGGCATCGGCTTGGTCACCGGCCCCGATCGGATGGTCGACCAGAAGCGACGATTGCAGTGGGTCGGGCCGGAGGTAGAAATCAGCGACGCCGTGACGATCCGCCGCCGCGACTTGCAGGCAGTGAACATTCTCAGGCACGTTCGCCTGGAGCGTGGCGAACGCCCGCGGGTCTGGCTCGACGGCCAGAACGAAATCGAACCAGTCGGCCATCCAGCGAGTCCACTCGCCTCGGTTCGCACCGATGTCGATGGCGACTCGACGCTCTCCATCCAGCGCCCGCTCCTGAAACTCCGCCAGCCAGTGCTCGCTCACGCTATCGCCTCCAAAAACTCTTTCGCATCCCCTGCCGAACACACGACCGCCACGGGGCAGCCGAACCCGATCAGTTCCCGATGCCGGTGCGTCTGTATCCGCGTCGGCTCCTCACCAGGCCTCTTGACCTCCATCCAGGCCGCCTTGCCGTCCTTGATGCAGAGAACGTCAGGCAGCCCGACGACGGAGCCGTAGCCGCCGCCGTGGGTTTTCATCACCCACCAGCCGGCGGCTCTCGCGGTTGCCATTACCGTGGCTACGATCGTTCGCTCCAGTGGAGCTTTGCGACCGGGCATTTATGTATTGTGGCGGCGAGTTGCTTATACGTCTACGGCAGTTCCAGCAAACGCAGCGTATCTTCCATCGTATGAGAAAGCTGGAGGCGTCCACGACTGCCCTGGAGCGTATCCAACCAGCCTCCGCTCGGCCTCCCCCTCCGGCCAAGACCGCCGCACCTCGGCGGCCCGCTCGGCGATCTCTTCCAGCGTGGGGTCATCCTCGTGGTTTGCGTAAAACTTCTCCCGGCCGGGGAGCTTGTGGCGCTTCGCGAGGGCGTAAAGGTGCGACTGGCTGATGCCGCCAAGCTGCCGGCATATCTCGGCCACCGGCATCGTCTCGGCCGATTGATGCCAGAGGCGATAGAGCGTCGGGATGTCAGCGGCAACCTTCGCGCTCACTCGCGGAGGGTAGACGAACTCACGGCGCGGGAGCCGCCACCGGCACCGCAGCGACGACACGGTCGACGGGCTGATGTTGAAATGAGCCGCGATGTCCTTCGTCGGCATCTTAATTGCGGGCATGGCCCAGAGGCGTCGAAACTCAGCCTCGTCGACCTGCACCTTTAGGGAGCCTCGCATCGTCGACACGCGACGCCGCGGCGGCAGCCCCAGTTTCTCTCGCTTCTTGTGAACCATCGAAATGCCGCATCGCAGCCGCTTCGCGATCTCGTGCGTCGGCATCGCGATCGCGTCTTGGCTCCACAGGTCAATCAGCATCTGGTCTTCAGCCCGCATCCTTCCACTCCTTTGGTAATCGACGCCTGTCGCACATGCCGCAGTGATCGCACGCTGCGATCGCATCCCGGCACACCTTCAGTTGGCCCTCTAGTTGCTCGATCCTGTCGGCCGCTTCGAGCAAGGCAGCACGCTGCACGTCCTGCCCGTAGATCAGGGTCTTCAAACGCTCGACCAAGTCGGTGCCACCGTGGTAGCCGGCTAGCTCACGAAGTTTTCTTGCGTCCACGCTTCGCTTTCTTCTTCGTGGGTTTCGTTTCGGTGACGACCGGCTCGGCCGGAGGCTCGACGTCTGGAGTCGCCGCGTAGGCGAACATCTGCGTCACGTCGGCGTACTCCATTGCCGGCGGCCGGTCGCTGAAAACATCGACGACCTTCACATGCTTCGAGAGGTCGTCGTGCTTCACCTGGGCGATGTGCTCGCGGGCCTCCTCGATCGTCTCGAAGCGTCGTGGGCTGTCGTACTTCAGCCGGGCGGCAAGTTCGCCACCCCCGCCGATGCTGCCGACGGAGAGCCACGGCCACGAGCAGTCCCACTTCCAGAAAAAGCCGTAGCGGGTCGTCTGAACTTGATACCACTGATCCCCGTTGCCGTCTTCCATCTGACAGATTCGATACTTCACGCTTTTTCTCCTGTCCCAAACTTCTCTTCGTACTCTTCGACGATTCGACGCATCGTCCCGATCTGGATCGCTCTGGCACACAGTCGTGTGACGACCTTGTAGGCGGCGACAGCCCCGCACACGAAGCCTCCGATGAACCAGAGAATGCAGAGCGGCAGCGACGTCACTTCCCGGCCTCCTCGTTCAGGAACCCCGTGGTGAACCGTGCCAGTTCCTTTGAGAACACCTGAATGCTCTCACCAAGCATGTACGTCGCCAGCGCCAAGCCTTCGGCCCCCGCCTCCCGTGCGATCTTTCCGTTCGCCTCGGCCAGGTCGCTGACGGTGCGTAGCGTCTGCATCATCACAAGCAGTCGCTGCAAGATGTCTGCGCGTTCGCTGGGGGTCACGACATTCGCCACGACTGGCCCTCCTTGACAAAGAGCGTCGGGTGATAGCCGCTGGCGCGGGCAACGAGGAGCATGTGCGGGTGGAACACCGCGACCGAATGAGCCGACTGGTCGTAGAGGTAGTCGACGCCGAGAGCGGTCGCCGCCAGTCGGGAAACGCCGCGGCCCCGGTAGTCCTCAGCTACGAACGATTCGAGGGTGTCCCAGGTGATGCCGCTCTCGTGATCCAGCCACTTCTCCGTGCGCGCCCAGCCGATGAGCCGGCCGTGGTCGCGAACCGTCGCGATCCAGCGTTCGTCGGCTGAGAAGCCGTCGCCGCGGATGATCCAGCCGAGCATCCGGTGAAAATCGCTGCCACGCTTGGTCAGGTGGCTCCGCAGATAGCGAAGGTCGCGTTCTTCGAGGTCGGCGAGGTGGAGGGTGCGGGTGATCACTTAGTAGCCCTCCAAATCCTCGACGCCAACTCACTCATCGGCCGCAGATTGTCTCGTGGAATGAACCTCGACGATATGCCGTGGCCGAGATCGCGAACCTCTGCTCGTTCGACCTGGCTTTTCCAAACCCAGCCAACGAGCGTGGCGTGGTCGCCGTGGTTGTCGGCGAGAACGTAGATGTCGGCGGCCACAGGCTTGTCCTGTCGGTGGATCAGATTCCTCCCAGCCTCAGCGGTCTTCACGTCGACCGTGTAGAGCAGGGGGATCACGAAATCGACGCCACCGTCGCCTTCATGGCGATCGAAAGAGAAGTCGGGGCAGACGCCGCTGAAGTCGCCGAACGCGACTTCGCCGAGCAGGCCGATGTCGTCGCAGTTGCCGACGATCGCCCGATGCTTTTCGTGCCGGTCGGCGTGAGCGTCGGTGCGCTTCGCGGCGAAGACCGTGATGACGTTCACTTTGTCACCTCCCATGTGTAGACCGCTTCCTTCCCTTCCTTGCGATAGCCTGTGAGCCGGTAGCACCCGCCCCGCACGAACATGAACACCTTGATCGCGTCATACGGCAGCGAGCACCACTGGAGGCCATCCATCGGCCCGCCGAGAAAGACGGGCGTTTGGAAGTAGGCCGGCTTTTGTGTCGTCGCGTGGTCAGTCATTGCGAGTCATGTAAGGAATCAAACTGAGATAAAAACACCCACCCACGATCACGAGCAGGGTGGCGATATTCAGCCAGGCGTGGAGAGCGTCGTGCATTTCGCCGCCTCCTTGGGCTGAAGCTCGTTGCGAACGATAGCCACATTCGGCGGCGCTTTGATGGCGAGCCTGACGTTGCCGTCGACAATTCGCGTCACCATGACTTCGATGTCAGGGCCGATCCGAACCTTCTCGCCGCGGCGACGGGTGATGACCAACATGTGCTGAATCCTTTCAGGCTTGGTAATACCGCTTCCTCAGATGCTTCTCTTCGGCAGTCCACTGCCGCTGGAGCTTCCGGCACTCGATGCGAATCGTGATCGGCGTAGGGTCAGGGGCACGCTTCGTGTAGCCGCCACGCTGGCCGAGGTTTTCTTTGATGCTCATGGAGTCCGTTCCAGTTGTGTCGCGGCGTAGTCTAACGAGCGTTTTGTTGTGAGGCAAGCCAAGTTTTCGAGGCTTCTCGGACGGCGTCTATGCCGCACTTTTCTGCGGCCCACTTGATGTAGTCGACTCTGCCGGCCGCAGAGACCTCGTCGAGCGTCATGCCGACGAAGGTGTCCCGCACCCCTTCCGGCAGCCGAAACACGTCATCCTCGACGACCTCTGGCTCCTCATCCTGCTCGATCGCGTCGACCCACTGGCCTGTCCCGCAAAAGCAGCACTCGACGTACCAGCGGCCTCTGGCCTTCTCCCAAATGTCGTGGCACTCGGCCCGGCACGTTTCGTCGAGGCACCGATAAGTGTGGTCAATCGTGCCCAGAGCCTTTGGAACAGCCGCGATCGACGCTTTCGGCCGATGCGTGAACGCAAGCTCCTCCGCGACCGCCGGAGCCGATTTCCGGCGTCCTTTGGCCTTCTTCTTCTGCGGCTCTTCGGTGGGCGAGATGTCAAATAGCAGGCTCATAGCGGCAACCTCATCTTGTAGTCGGCCCCTTGCTCCGTGGCGACGATCAGCGTCTTGCGTGCCCTCGTGACGCCGACGTACTCGATGCGTCGCTCCTCGTCATGCTGGGCAGAGTCGATGCCTTGTGCCTCGTGGATGCGGCGGCTGATCGTCGTCGACAGCACGACCGTGTCGGCCTCCATGCCCTTTGCAGCGTGGATCGTGCCGACCCTAATGGCTGGACGTGTCGCCAATTCAGGGCCGTACTTTTCGGCGGCTCGACGCCAGCGGGCCGCGCCGTGGAACAGATCGCCCCATCCACCCTTCCGCAGTTTTTCGGCGAACTCAGGCTTCATGCCCGTATCCTCCAAGTCCGCCGGAAACACGACCTCCCACCGCTGGAGCGTGTCATCACGCCCCCAGGCTGCCTTCGTGCCCTTGACCATGTTCCCGGTCGCCGGCAGGAGGTCAACAGCCGCAGCGAAGTCCTCGGACGATGCGGGGTTCCCGTGCTCGATGTCCCAGAGGGCATTGGCGGCACGCAAAAACTTCGTATTGTCCTTTGCCTTGAGCTTCGCGAACGGCAGACGCTTCTTCGCCAGCACCGCCTCCCAAATCTCGGCGGTGTAGTTGCAGCGGGCGATCACGAGGGTCTGGTCGGTCGCCGACAGGCTCGCCGCCACCGTTTCGGCGTACCCCCCGCGAACGACCTCCCCCTCATGGTCGGCCGGCGCGATGCCTCGATCCCAATACCCCTCCCGCATTCGCTTCAGGCAGCCTTCGCCCAGCGAGAGCACCGGAGCCGGGCATCGCCACGTTTTCGGCATGATCTTCTGCTTGTGAACGTCCCAGGCCATGAAGAGCCGCGAATCCGACCCACCGAAGCCGAAGATGCTCTGCATGGGGTCGCCGGCCAGGTACACCCACTTCACGTTCTCGCCGGCCGCCAGCCGGCGGCAGCACACATCGACCAGCGGCGAGGCGTCCTGCTGCTCGTCCATCACCCATGCCTTCACACTCGGCGGCAACTCCCCCTCGGGATCGGTCTGCTCGAAACCCTCCGGCGTGAATCGAATCCCGCCGAACCTCGCCAGAAGGTCAGTGAAGTCGCAGCGGCACTCCAGACGCTTCGCCGACTCGTACTTTTCGATGTATTGCTTGCAGGCCGCGTAGGAGGGCACAGAATCACCCAGGCGGGCCGCTCGACGAATCGTCGACTCCAGAGGCTCCATCCTCGATCTGGCCTGCTCCCAAGCGTTGAGGGCCGCCGCAGCCGACTTCTCGCCGGTAAACCTCGCGTAGCCGCTGTCTTCGTCGATGATCGTCCTCACGTTGACGCCGAGAGCGTTGGCGATCCACTCTGCCGACCCCTTGGTGTCGTCGAGCAATTCCCCCTTCTTGACGCCAAGCTGCCGGTAGGCGATCGAGTGGACGGTCTTGAACCAACCATCTTTCGCCAGCACCTCCGGCGGCACGTTCCAGTTGGCGCTGGCCCGCTCGACGGCCTCGGCTCGGGCGGCGCGGGTAAAACTCGTGAATCCAATCGAAAAAGGGCTTCCACCGAGCTTTTCCTTGGCTTTGTCGATGGTGCCCATGAGTTCGGTTGTTTTTCCTGTTCCGGCCCCGCCGACCAGCCGCGCTTTGATTGATTCCATGTTTCGACCAACTTTCCAAGGGGGGTAAAAAAACGTGGTAGACGCAAACTCCTGCCATTCAATGACTTGCGTCAAAAAAACCAACTTTCCACAAATCCATCACTTTTTTTCGATTTCAAAATCGACCTCCTCGTGAATAGAAAAGGCGGTAACGGATTCGGCCCCGAACTCACCCGCAGCCAGGCTCTCCAGTGCCCGCAGGTGAGCCGCTGTGAACCGGATGAAGCGACGGCTGCTTCCGCCCTCTCCGGCCCCTCTGGAGGCCGGCAGTGCGTTCTGGCCGACGGCTGCGAGGATCATCTTCTTGATGGTCTTGATGTCGCCGTCTTCGAGCTTCCGCCGGCCGCGGTCGACCATCTCCCACGCTTTCATCCAGCCGAACCACAGTTCCCACACACCGTCGCGACCACGAACCCACGCGGGCATCCCGGTCACGTCAGGCGAGCCGTCCTCGTCAGCGTCGTCATCGGGCTTCGGCGACATCGAGAGCACCTCCAGAAGCCACCCCGCCACCGTCGCGAAGCGGCAGTTCTCCGCGGTCGCGGCCTCCTGCGACGCCCTGTCCATCAGCTTGGCCTTTAGGCCACGAATCGCCTTCTGGCCCTTCTTCTTGCCCTGCCCGTTCCAGATGCCGAACCACTCTTCCGGCACTGCATCGACGATCACGGTGTGCGTCGCCTCAAGGATCGCCTGGGCCACCTTGGCCGCCGAGCGAAACGACTCGGCATTGAGCGGCACCGCAACTCGCACCGTCTTCTCCTCGCCGTTTACTTCCCGATAGACGGGTACCGTGAGCGTGTAGGACACAGGGTCGCCGTGGATGACCTTCAGGTGCCACTGGCCAGGCATCCATTCCTCTCCGTCCCAACGCAGGCCGTTCATCGTGAACGGGAGCGACTTGTCTTCGCCCTCAGTCGGCGGCTCGACGCCGTTCTCCAACCGATCGGCCAACGCCTTCGACTTCTCGACCTCGTCGGCGGCACCCTGCGCCCGTTCGCGAATGGCCCACGCCAGTTCGTGCCGAAAGATGTTCTCGATCTCGTCGTCATCCTTCGGCGGCTTGCACCTCGTCTCGTTCATCGCCTTAATCATTTCGAGCACGTCCTGCTGCTCGACCGGATCATGGACGTTGAGCATATTGATGCACATGCGAGCCGCGAATCGCACCAGTGAGTCATGCCGATCGCCCTTGCCCATCGGCGTGTAAAGAATCTTGTTGGCCGATGGCTTCCGCTCCCCGTCATCACTCGCGGAGCCGCTGGCCTCGTTGATGATCGCGACCAGCAACTCCTTCGGCAGTTCGGCGACCTCGCAGTCCTCGCAACTCATCCCTTCCACCCACGAGTAGCTCGCGCCGCTGGAATGCGAACTGGGAGGGAAGATCGACTGAGCACCGCGCTTCCCGCCGCCGATGCGAATCTCCAAGCCGGCGAGCTTGTAGACCGCCTGCTGCGGCAGCCGCCTGTCCCACTTGAATAGTCGATGCGTCGAACGCTTCGATGTGAACGTCGGCGTGTACGCTTTGTCGATGCCGAACCGCTCGGCCGTCTTCCGGCCCTGGTCGGTATCAAACTCGATGTCGATGATGCCGCTCTTCTCGCCAAGCTGCACCCCGACGTTGTAGTTCTTGACGCCGTCGTACCAGTGCGACAGTTCGTCCTCGTCGGTCATGCTCTTGTGCTGCCAAGCGTTCAGCACCGGGTGCTTACCGGGCGTCGCGCACTTGTCGTTCCGGCAGGTGCATTTATCGCCGTCCGACCCGTGGCACGGGACGATGTGCCAGCCCTTGGCAGCATAGGTGGCCGCCCACTTGAACCTCATATCGCTCATCGAATCGCTCCTTCTTCTCGCCAACTTGTTTCGTTCTCCCTCGCCGAAACCAACCGAAATGTTTTGTTCGCGTCGTGGTATCGCTCCCAGCGATCCCGAAGGTCGTCATCCTGCATCGCCACGCCGCACTGCTCGTCCGATCGCGTCTGCACGTCACCCAAGGAAACTCCGGCCTCTTCCAGAAACGAGTCCCGAAGAAACGCAAAGGTTTTCGGGTAGTGGTCAACGCGACTGTCGCCCCAAGTCAAAGGCTGCCCGCTGGCGTCGCTGGTCACGCTGCCGGAGCTGGAAAGAAATCGGAGCCGCTTGTATTCGCAGACTTGGCCGTGAATGGCTCGACGCATTGCAGAGTTCGCGATTGCCTCCGGCTTGAAGCCTGCGCAGCACTTCTTCCAACTGAAGTCGATTTCCATGCCGTTTGCGTAGGCCACAAACAGGTGATTCACGTTCGTCGGCGAGTTGCCGTAGAACCGATAACCATCGTTGTGGCGAACGCGGATGCCTATGACCTCGCCCTCAAGGCCAGGCAGTATTTTCTTATGCGGCCTGTCGTGCCGTTCGAGGATCAGCGACAGCAAAAACATCGCGTGCTCAGAAGACACAAGCTCACCGCTCGCGTAGCCGCCGATCATCTCGCGACATCTCCGTTCCAGTGCCGCCTTCGAGGCAAATTCCTCGCCGGCAACAATCACAGGGTTCCGTCCCAGTCTCGGCATGGATCGAATGTCCTCTTGCTCGCAAGAAAATCCCCCTCCCCTCCAGCCTTGGGCTTGCTGGAGGGGAGGGAGGAAGAGTCGCCGGCTGCCGTGGTGGAAAGGTGACACCAGAGGGTTCAGCCGACTTCCGCAGTTACTTCGCCACTCGCGGCTTGGCGACCGGCCTGCGTTGCAGCAGGTTTCGGGCCGCCGGCCCAGCCGCAAGATCACTCGTCGTCGTGGTCGCCTCCGGCCTCGACGACGGCACCGGCCGGGGGAGCCGAGAACATCCGCTTCAGGGGATCGGTGTAGATGCGCGATGCGATCTCACCTTCCTCCTCGCTGATGACACCGACCATGCGCGGCACGATCTGGTTGTAGGGCTGACCGTTCTTGCCCTTCGCCTTTTCGAGCCGCAGCCCCACCACGCACTCGTAGTGAAAGCTCGCCAGCCCCGTCTTCTGGAACTTCATCCAGTTCTGGAGGCTGCCCGGCCCGACCGTCACGAGGATCGGCCACGTCTCGCCGTCGCGAAGGATCGCCAGCACGCGGCTCTCCTTCACACGCTTGCCGGCACCGCCACGAGCGGCCCCGTAGCCAAACTCGGGACTGGTCGACAAAGCGTGCCAGTCATAGCGACGGTCGCCGATCCTGTACTTCTCCAGAGCCGCTGGGTCGATGGAGCCGAGATCATCACTGACCCGATAGCCGACCAGCAGGTCGTTCGTCACGACCACCGGCCTCTGATCGGTCGGGTCTTCACTTGGCCACAACGTGCCCTGCTTTGCGATCGCCACGAGCAGCCCGACGATCTCGTCACACGCTTCCGTGTTTCCGGCGATCTCGACGTTCCACTTCGTGCCACCGCCGGCCGGGGTCTTCACCCTGACCAAGTCCTGAATCTGGATCGGCTCACCTTCCAGATTCGCCTCAATGATTCGCATCTGCCGCGAACCAGGCCGCAGAGCGGCCAACGAAACACTCGGAACACTCAACGCTGTTGTAGTCATGCTTTTACTCCTGCATGAACCTCTCGAACCACGCGATCACCCCACCGTGAGGTGTCGCAACTTCGGCTGGACGTATTCGCCCACAAGCCCCTCAAACACCGTTCCCTGTGACCACGGCGTGCGGGCGTCCGTGCCCGCTTCTGTTGCCATCTCCTTCAGCAGGCTTTTCAGCCTCGCCGTGTTCACCTGCGTCACTGCATCCTTCAGCCCCGCAGACTCCGCGGCCTCCATGACCGCCTGTTTCCGTGCCTCCGGCACAGAGCACGAGTGAGTCCATTCCACCCGCCACGAACGCCCGGCGGCGCGAACGCCGTCAAGACGCTGTGTTGTCAACTCTTCGACGGCGATCGACTCCAAGTGATCCCGTCGCTTCTTCAGTTCGTCGATCTGGTCGCTCAGAACCGCGACTCGCTTGTCGATCTCGGTGATTTCAGACAACGCCGTTTGTAGCGGCGTGTCGCTTTTTGAATCCGTCGATGATGTCATTGAGAACCTCCTTACGCTCTCTGAGGGCTTGGTACACACGGCCGTCCACGGTGGATCGCCCGTTGATCGTTGCGACGAGATGGTAGATGTGCGTGGTGGCCGCTTGCCCCGGCCGGTGGAGGCGGGCGACGGCCTGTTCGTACTCGCTTAGGCTGAAGCCGAGGCTGTAGAAGAAGCAATACGCTGCCCGCGTTAAATCAATTCCGATGCCTCCCGACTGAATCTGAGCGACGAGGGCATTGGTCTTGCCGGCCTGCCAGTCGGCCAGTTCGTTGGCGTGGCCGGATAGCTCGCTCACCGCCCGGTTGTTGTCTCGGCAAGCCGCCTTTGCGGCGGCGATATCACTGGTGAAGCGGCAGAAGATCACGACAGGCTCGGCTGAAGGCAAGTCCTCCAATCTATCAGACAGCACCGCTGCCTTGCTGGCCTTCTCGCAGATTTGCGTTGCTGTTGAAGCCTCGTCGAACTTCACGCTGCCGCCGCATATCTGCTGGATGCGGAGCAGTTGCACCAGGGCGTTCGACGGCGTGACGGTGCCGGCCTCGCAGATGGCACAAAACTCCGTCTCCACCGCGCGATACAGTCGAGCCTCGCGAGGATCGAGTTCGCATGGGATATCGTCAAACATGATCGGCGGGAGATCGAGCACGTCGCCGGATTTCACATGATGCGTCGTCGCGGCGATCTTGGCGTGGGCCTTGTCGAGGTTTTTGTAGCCGACGACGAACTTCTGCGGGCCGTTCGCCAGGATGGCGTGTTCTGCCTTGTGGAGCGTGTATGACGAGTTCCACGTCACAAGCGGGTATTCGACCGCCGCCCAGACGGCCCAGGTGTCGAGGATCGAGTGGGGGATGAGCGTACCCGACAGCCCCAGCCGCTTCGCCCGCTGGTGATTAGCCTTCGTGAGTTTCCTCGCCCACCGGCTGGCGACGCCGGTCGGAGACTTGAGCCGATGGATTTCATCCCACACGATCACGTCCCAAGCGACCTTCTCAAGCTGCTTGATCCGCCACATCGACTCGTAGTTCGTGACGATGATCACTGGCGACAGGTCGGCGAGGGCCGCCGACAGGTCATCGGCCTTTCGCTTGCTGGAGCCGCGGTCGAGCGGAACAATCCGCACGCCAGGCAGCCAGAGGCCGACCTGCTTCACCCAAGCGGCAATCACCGCTTTCGGGCAGGCGACGAAGATGCGGGTGGCACCGGCTTCAATCCGCCTTTCGATGTAGGCGAGGGCCGACTTCGTCTTGCCGGAACCCATCCCGTGGTGCCAAAGGATCGCGTCGCGGCCCTCGGCCCAATCGTTCGCTTCCTGCTGATGCTTCCAGAGTTCCACGCAACTCACTCCTTCGAGGCTGCGTGAATCTATCGACCATCAGGCAACTCGTCAACACAACTTTTTTCTGGGCCGCCCAACTTTCTTGCCGGCGGCTTCGAGGGAGCGGACTTCCCTCGCATTCTCGACGCATGATTGACGCGAGATGATGTAGATTCGCGAGCCTGAGCCGCGCCGGCTCCACGGCCGCCGGCCAACGATTTCACCGCGGGCGATGAGCCGCGGGATGAAGGACACCACGACCTTCAGAATCTTCGCAGCCTCGGCCACGCCGATCGCGTCGTTGAAGGCGATAGGGCGCTCGACTTTCTGGAGGTGCCGGATTGCCTCCGGCCGGAGGTGGAGCCACGCCCGCGGGCGTTTGCCGTGCTCGCCGGAGTCCATGAGTTCCTCGTATTCGGCGACGTCCTTTTCGCATTCTCTGGAGTCGTAGATCGCTTGGTGCTTGGTGAGGCTCTTGACGTGGACACTTTCCTCGACGCGATGAACCGACAGCTTTCCCTTCTCGACGAGTTTCTGCGGGCGGGAATAGTGGACGCCCATGAGGGCCGCGGCCTCGTAAGCCCCGACGGCTTGTGGGGCGTACAACTGTCCGCTGGGCTTCCTTGCCGGTTTTGCCTGTTTTGCCGGCTTTCGCATCTGCGGCCCCTTTTGCACTTGAAATGAAATGGAGGATAGGGGATTCTACATCGCAGGCGGTTACGAAAACCACGAAACGGAGTTTTGCCTGCAATGCACAGGAAGCACGTAGTCATCATTGATTGGATCGACGGCAAAGTCGAGGACTCGGATGAGATTACCGTCTTTGCCGATTCGCCAGAAGAGGCAATCAGAAAGGCTCGTACCAAATGGCGCATGACCATCGGTGCCAAGTGGCCGTCGTGCCGCATCACCGATTCAAAAATCTTGACCAGGCGGTCGACCCACCAGTTTGCGTAACACCCGACTGGGTGGCACAGTCCCTCTACACCAGTGAGGGGCAGCCGTGAAACTGATCGACGTTGTCCGCGATTTGTATGCACCGCTGCGAGGTATAAGCGACCGCACGGTCGAGATTTACGCCGGCACTTTCAGGCGGTTCGCAGAGTTCCTCGGCCACGAGCCGACGGTCGGCGACCTCGACGAGATCACGGTGGCGAAATATTTGGCGCATCGCGTCCGCACCTCGTCGCCCGGATCGGCGGCGAAATGCAGGGCGTGCCTGCGTGCCGTCTGGGAATTCTGCGCGAGACGCAAGCTGACCGAAACCTGGCCGGAGGTTCGCACGATCCGCGTGCCTGAGCGGGTGCCGCGAGCCTGGCTGATCGAGGAGTTTCAGCGGCTCCTCGATGCCTGCGAGACGGAGTACGGCGAAGTGGTCGGCGTGCCGGCGAAACTCTGGTTTCGAGCGATCGTGCTCACGGCGTATTGGACTGGCGAGAGGATCGGCGCGTTGCTCACGCTTGAGTGGGCAGATGTCGAGCCGGAGGCGATTTTGTTTCGAGCCGAGAATCGGAAGGGCCAGAGAGAAGATATTTACCGGCCGATTCCGCCTGAGTGCTACGAGGCCATTCAGGCGATTCGCACGAAGCGAAAGCTAGTGTTCGACTGGGACAGGTCATACACGCTGATCTGGGGCCGCCTCGGCAAAATCTGCGAGAGGGCTGGGCTGCCGAATGACAGGATGAGTAAATTTCATCGCGTCAGGAAAACGTCCGCGAGCTATTTTCAAGCCGGGGGTGGGTCTGCCCAAGCTCTGATGGGGCACCGGAATCCTGCAACGACGCGGCGATACCTAGACCCAAGGATCGTCAAGACGCCGGCTGCGCCGGAGATTCTGCCGAAGGTCAGCTAGGGATTAGCTCCGGTGTGATCGGCGTGTTCTTCCGAATCTGTGCCCAGTCGGCGTAGGCTGTCTCGAACAGCCCGACAGAGCGGTGCCCCAAGTGCAGCCGACCGCTGCCCGCCTTCGCGATTTCGCAGTGCGTGGCCCCCGACCGTCTCAGCCACTTGCTGCTTCCGTCGAGGCCGCAGGCGTCGAGGTGCTGGCGCATGTGCCTCATTGCCATCCGCTTGCCGCAGGCCCACCCGACGATCCTTCCGTCTGGCGAGTTCTTGAGCATCTTCGCCACAGCGGCTTGGCAGGCCGGCGACAGCACCTTCGCCAGCGGGTCGCCAGTTTTGTGCTGCGTCCACCGGATCGAATCGCCGTCAATGTTCGCCTTGGTGAATGCGAAGATATCGCCCCACCTAGCCCCCGTCTCGTAGCCGAGAAGAATCCACGCGAGCATGAAGTCTTTTCGCACGGCCCCGCTTCGTAGTCTCGTCGCGTCGTATTTGTCGCAGTGCATAATCGCCGCACGAAGCTGCTCGATCGTCCACGCTCTCGTGGGCTTGCGGATTGTCTTGATTTTGGCGATTCCCTTCGGCGGGTCGGCGACAATGTCGGCCTCCCACGCGAACTTCCAGAGGGACAGGAGAATCGTCCGCTCCGACCGTACCGTGACGGTGGCGTGAGTCTCCAGCCGCTTTCTGAGGTAGGCGTTTACCCTAGCCGCAGAAATGTCGCGGCACTGGCCGGCAACCCTGCGAACATTTGCCGCGTGTGCCCCGGAAACCATGCGGGCGTCGAGGTACGCTTCTGCGATCTTTGAGAACGTCATTGCCATGTCGTGTAGCCCTCCTTGCTAGGCGGCCATAGGCTACACGCCGACATTCACTCGTCAAGGGGTGGCATCACCTGACGGCAGTAGCGCACTAGCCGGGCAGTTCCGCGTGCTTTCCAGCGTGAATGTCGCAGCGGCGAATCAAGGCTTGCAGCACTTCGACCGTTTCTTTGTATGGATCGCCTGCCTCTGCCGTGTCGC